GATTGAAGCTGATGCAATTGATGGTACAAAAGTAGCTGATGACTCACTAGATAGTGAGCACTATGCTGCAACTAGTATTGATAATGAACATCTTGCAGACAATGCTGTGGGTACAGATGAAATTGCAGATGATGCTGTCACATATGCTAAGATACAAAACGTATCTGCTACAGATAGAATACTAGGTAGAGACTCGGCAAGTGCAGGAGTAATCGAAGAGATTACACCAGCTAATTTACGTACAATGATTAACGTAGCTGATGGAGCTAACGCATATACTCACCCTAATCATAGCGGTGAGGTTACATCCACAGCAGACGGAGCTACAGTAATAGCAGATAATATAGTAGATGAAGCAAACTTAAAAGTATCTAATAGTCCTAGTAATGGATATATGTTAACAGCACAAAGTGGAGATACAGGTGGTTTAACCTGGGCAGAAGCTGGTGGTGGTGGTACTAGTAACGCAGACTACAACATGATTATAAATGGTGACATGGTTGTAGCACAAAGAGGTATTACTATAACAGATGCAATAGTTAATGACGTATCAGTTACAACAAATGCAGATGATAGTTATACATTAGATAGATGGATACTATTATCAGATGGAGACAACATTGTAGATGTTACACAACAAACTGATGGACCAGATGGTGGTAGTGCTAAGAGTATAAGACTAGATGTAGAAACAGTAGATAAAAAATTTGGCATAGCTCAGATAATAGAAAATGTTAATTGTCATGAAGGTATAGGTGGTACAGTTAGCTTAAAGTTTCATGCTAAGGTAGCAGGGAGTGGTAAGTTAGATGACCTTAGAGCAGCAGTAGTAACATGGTCAGGAACAGCCGATAGTGTAACAAGTGATATAGTAAATGCGTGGGAAGCAGAAGGAACTGTGCCTACATTAATTACTAATGCTACCTATGAGAATACAGCTGCTGACCTTAATCCTACAACATCATGGGCAGAATACAAAATAGAAAACGTATCAGTAGATACAAGTAGTGGAGCAAACATTATAGTATTTATATGGTCAGGAGTTACAGATACAGATGCAGGTGATTTCTTATATATTACAGATGTACAACTTGAAAAAAGTGCAACAGCTAACGGATTCAAAAGACAACCTATACAACAAACAATTGCAGACTGTGAAAGATATTATGAAACCAGTATGTCATGGGGAGAAGATTCTCAGTACCAAGGACAGAAAGTAGTACATGGTAATGCAAGTAGTACGTTTAGTGGTACTGTTGGTAACCTAGATGGTATACAGCTTAGGATATTAAAAAGAGCTACACCAACGTATACTATATACCATCAAGACGGCACTGCAGGTGCTGTATACGGTCCGATTCATGTAGGGGCTAAAGTAACAGGGGTAGCAGCTCAGCATACTATGGATAGAGGGTTCTTATTTGCAAATAAATCAAGTGCATTTGAGAATGGTGAGGCATATTACTATGCCTATACAGCGGAGGCAGAACTATAATGGCAAGGACAATACAGTCAGCAAAAAAAGTTAAAGATGAATATACAGATACTGAACTCAATGAGTACAGGGTAACTTACACAGATGGTGTATTATCTACTGTACCTAAAACTACACAAAATAAAGATTACAGGCAATTACTAGCATGGGTAGAAGCAGGTAATACAATAGCGGAGGCAGACTAATGGCAGTAAGTTCAATACAAAATGGTACTGTTACTACCGATGGTAGTGAACAAACAATAGGTTCAGCTGTTACAGATGATGCAGCATATACAGGTTATTTAGATATGACTAACAACGCTACTGGAGATACCATAGTAATTAAAATTAAAGTTAGAATTGCTGGTAGTGATGATAGAGTAATGATTAAAGATACATTTAGTGGTGCACAAGATGAACCATTGTATCATTTTCCACCAATAACAAGTACAGAAAATTTTACTTGGACAATAGAAAAAACAGGTGGAACAAATAGAGCATACACATATAGATTATATAAGGTGGAGTAAATGGCATTAGGAAGTTTTGCTGGTAGCTTTTCGTTTACAGCTGCTGGTCACATACATACATTTTTACCTGACAAGATAACAGTTGGAGCTCTTACAGGTATATCCGATGCTATGGCACTGGGTACAGCTACAGCTAAGCTACAAGCTAGTAACACAGGATTAGCAGACCCATTTGCATTTGGTACACAAGTATCCAAGTTACAGGCAAACACTACGGGATTATCTGACCCTACAGTATTTGGTACAGAAAAATGTACATTACAAGCAAACTGTACAGGACTGGCAGATGCTATAACAATAGGCACTTCATTTGTAGTATTCAAAGATTGGTCTGTAGTAGTAGCACCTACAAGTACAGACATGTCATTAGTAACCGCAGCATCAAGCAGTGATTTTACAGAAGTTAGTGGTGAGGGAAGTTTATGAAACGGTTTATAAAAGATTTATCAGGTGGGTTAAATTTATCTGTACCATCACATTTAATAGGTGAGAACCAGTTATCAGTTGCTACAGATTGTGTATACAGAAACGGTAAATGGACTAAACGAGATGGCTATGCTCAACTTGCTGCAACAACAGAAACATCTGATGTAATAGAAGTAACAGACCAACTAAGACATGATGGGGCTGCAAGACAGTTAGTTGCTACTGAGGCTAGAATATATAGCTGGAACGGTAGTGCATACACAAGTTTAATAACAGAAGGCGTTACTAGAGCAACTAGTGATAAAGTATTCTTTGCAGAAATAAATAATTCTATTTATAGAGTAGATGGTAAGAATGCACCTGCAGTATCTACTACAGGTAACTTTACTGCGGTATCGTGGGATACAAGTAGTAGTGGTAGAAACCTTACTTTAGCAAAAAATATTATAGCATTTAATTCTAGATTATTATTTTTTAATGTAACTGATGGTACTGACGGTGCCGTACCTTATCGGGTACTGTACACGGATTCCTTAGATTATGACAGAATATCTAATACAAACTTTGTAGACTTAGATTATTCTATGGCTCCTATTATATCAGCCAGAAGATTAGGTCATAATATGATAGCAGTATATAAATCAGATAGTGTAGTAACATTACAAGACCAAGGCAGTCCGTTATTCTTTGTACCAAAAGCTAGACAACAAATTGGTATTATAGGACCTAAAGCAGTAACAGATGTACCGAACTCGCATTTATTTGTAAGTAATGATGGTATATATTTATTTAACGGCTCGGCAGTAGAACCAGTAGGTGATAACACAGTTGTTAATGATATGTTTGCAAACTTAAATTTTACATGGAAAAACAATGTGTATTGTTGGACAGACCATAAAAACAGAGAAGTAAATATACATTATCCAACAGGTAGTAGTGAGATACCTAATGCAGTATTAATATGGAATTATCAATATAATGTGTGGAGTAAATCTACTCAATCCGCTTTCTCTGGTTTTTACAAATACCGTACGGTTACAGTACCCGAGGTTTACTACGGAGCAGCAAGTGGTCGAGTACATCAAAGAGATACATCTGGAACAGATATAAGTGCAGCTATTGCAAGTACTTTAGCAACTAGAGCATATCATGGTAACTACGATTTACCTCCAACAGAAGGTACGCAACCTACAGACTATGTACAAGTAACTCGAGTACAAACTGATGCAACACCTGCCAGTACAACTATATCAGTAGGTGTAGCAGACTTAGGAAGTGACAGTCCTACATATACAAACGAAACAATTACAGATACCGATGGTAAAGCACCTAGAGCAGACTTCAATGAATTTGGTAGATACATAACAATTAAAGCTACAAACTTTACAAGTGTATCAGAGTTTGTCTGTGATGTAGAATCAGGAGGAGATAGTTAGTGGCTTACAGTAAGTTTGATGATGTAGCTTTACCTAGTCCGCCTGTATTCAAAGCTGGAGAATACTTAGAGTATGTAGATACTAAATTACCTACATTCTTAAAATCACAGCATTCTGCATTACTAGATTTTATACTAGCAGTACAATCAGAATTCTTAGTAGGCAATGAACAGATATTTGATTTATCAGCAGAAAAAATTTCATCTAACACACAGTTTACAAATAACGTATATGTTGGAGCTGAAAGTAAAATAGCATTAAATGGTCCAAGTAATACAATAGAAATAAAAGATTCACAGGACCCTGTACAAACTAGGGTTAAACTTGGTAAGTTAGGCAGTGGTACTAATAACTACGGTATACAAGTTATGGATGCAAGTGGTACAGTGAAGTTTCAAACAGGTAGTAGTGTGTTTATAGATGGCGGTATTATATCTGCGGACTCAATAACAGCAACTCAAATTGCAGCAGGAACTATAACAGCAACTGAACTAGCAGCAAACTCGGTAACAGCAGATGAGATATCAGCAACAACTTTGTCAGCTATTACAGCTAACCTGGGTAGTATTACAGCAGGAAGTATTGACGGAGCTACTATCACAGGAACTACAATGACAGGTAATATATTTAGAACGGCAGCTAGTGGGGCAAGGATACAGTTTACATCTACAGGCTTAGATTGCTTTAAGGCAGATGGAACTCAAACTATTGACATTGACAACGATGGCAAATTTAGGTTTGGTCCTTCTGGTGGAAACAATATTTACTGGGATAACTCAACTTTGGCAATTACGGGAAGTCTTGTAACTACAGGTAATATTACTGAAGGAGCTGTTACAACTCAAACTGTAGCTACTCCGGATTTGGCTTCAAATGAATCGGGTGAGTTTGCTTTAGTGGGTGGTGACCATCCCACTGCAACAGGATTTAAACAAGGTGCTACTGTTACTTCAAGTGAGAATACTGTAGCTGAGTTAACAGTAAGTAGTATTGGGCGTGATATTTTAATATTTTTTAATCCAATAGTTTTAGCAAAAGATGTACCTAATGAAACAGGTATAACTATGCAAATACTAAATTTTGATGCAACACTTAAAATAAAAAAAGGGTCTACTGTATTAGCTCAAGGAGTGTTACGGGGCGGAAGTAGTACTGCTTCAAATAATAACAGTATTATTAATCAATTCGGTCATTCATTGGCGGCAATTGATGTAAGTCCTAATGGTAGTCTTGGTAGTGCTGCAAATACAGTCTATACCTGCACTTTGCAAATAAATGATTTTACTACCAACAATATTTCAAGTGGTATAGGGTATAACAAAAAATCAGTAGAAATTACTGGCAATGCTATTGCCGTAGAGATGAGGGTATAACATGAATTGTGAATGCAATAAAAAAGAAGAACAGCTAAAAGAGGTTGAAGAGCTTGAAAAACAGTTTGAACAAGCAAAAGCTTCTGTAGCTTATTTACAAGGAGCTATAGTTACATATAGGAAATTACTAGAATGTAACTGTACTGAGGAATGTGAATGCAAGAACAGGTAGATGTCTTTGAAGATTACATAGACAAATACATGGATGAGGTAAAGCCAGAGCAGACTCGTGAAATTATTATGCAGGGGTTAGCTTGGCATGTACTAACAGAATTTGGATGGGGTTCAAACCCTATTGGGATGATAGGTTACAGGATGGTAACATCCGGGTACACGAACCCGCATTTATATCTAGAATTTATATACATAGATAAAGCATATAGAGCTAGGTATAAATTTTGGTTAAAACGTATTGCTGACTTTTGTAAAAGATTTAGTTCTAGAAAAGTTGAGATACAAGGAACACGAAGAACAAAACGATTAATAGAAAAATTATTTAATAAAAAACCGTCAGTATTTATATATGAAATAAATGCAGATGAAGTAGGAGAACATTATGGGTGGTAAAAGTAAATCAAGGAGTAGACAAATGTCAGTTAGTGGACCAAGTTCACAACAATCATTTTACTCTAATATGATACAAGAGGCTTTCTTTCCGGGAAGTACAAATACAGGAGGATTTATAACTGATAGAAGTGGTACACGAGAAGGTGCACTGCGTAGACCCGATGGGGGAAAAGTTGGTTATGGTGTAGCACAAGGTTATGATAGTACTAAAGATTATCTTGATACGTTAACAACTCCAAGAAAATCTGCATTACCAGGTTCACCAGGTCCTATAGCAAGTAGTCAAGACCCTAGATTAGACCGTGGAGTAAGAGCTAACCAAGAGCTATCTACTGGAGTGGAATCTGCTGAACAAGAGTTAAGAGACCAAGCAGAATCTATCTTACCTAGTTTTGATGATGCTAAGTATAAGGACTTCTTTGCAAAGTATGAAGCAGGAGAACTACCAGAAGAAACTAGACAACTTACTTCAAATGTAATTAACATGGTGCAAGACCCAGTTGCGGCAAGTTCAGAACAAATGTCAGAAATATATAGAATGTCTGGAGCAGACGGTGCAATGACATTACCAGACCCAACTCCATTACAAGATGAAGTGACAGAAATATTTGAAGGATTACCAAATGCAATGACTTCATTTATGATAAATATTTTTGACGATAGTACAGACGCAGGTATGGAAGCTGAGTTAGATAAATTATCTACTGCTATATAT